TAGATGATTAATAAAGGGGTTAAAATCTATGAATGAACAAGCAGAAAAATTTGTCGAAAGTGTATTAAAAAACAATACAGTAGAACCCTCTTTCCGACGGCGGGAAAACCGCGGGAGGGGGTTCAGACGAGACCGCCAGGCGCACACACGCGCGAAAATCTCGAATCACGCGACGCGGGCGCAAACGACGCGGGCGCGCAAAGACGCAAACCATCTGAGGCTCTGCCGGGCGCAGTTCAGCTCGGCGGCATTGGGAACCACCGCCGGTGCCCGGAGTCATCTCATCATCCTCCTTTTTTGACTGGACGCGGCGTTCGCGCGCTGCGTCTGGCAGAGCCTCAGAGAAAGGATTATCCATATGGCGCGAGAGGACATGATCCGGCAGGACATGCAGCTTGTCGGCACGTACAACGCAATATTTGAGCCGACGATCAAGCAGCTGGCCAAGACGGAGCGCGAGCTCTCCCGCGCCGAAAAAGAGTGGAAGAAGCAGGGCGGCCAGCGCATCTGTACGATGGTCAACAAGACCGGCGCGGAGTACACAGCCAAGAGCCCGTACTGGACAGCGGTCGAGGATCTGCGCGCGACGGTGCAGGGCCTGCGCAACCAGCTCGGCCTCACGCCGACGGGGCTTAACAAGGCGCGCGCCAAGAGCGTCCCGATGGGCGGCGCGAGCAAACTTGAGCAGCTGCTCTCCGAGGCCAAGAGCCACGCCGAAGAGCACGCCGCGCAGTACCAGCGCGAGGTCGACAGCTTTGTCGAAGCGACGCTCTCCGGAGAAAACGGCCTCTGCGAGGACGCGGTGCTTGCCTGCAAACGGTACGTGTCAGACTTGGACACCGGCAAGTGGGAATTCCGGACGGAGCCCGCGAACGAGATCATCGCCATCATCGAGACGATGATCTGCCACCAGCAGGGCGAATTTCTCGATGCGACGCCCCTGCGTGGCACGCCGTTCCTGCTCCTGCCGTACCACAAGTTCATCGTCTACAACATCATGGGCTTTTACCTGCCCGGCACGAAGATCCGCCGCTTTAAGGAGGCCGTGGACTTCATCCCGCGAAAAAACGTCAAGACGACGTTTGCGGCCGCGCTGGCCTTTGCCCTGGCACTTTATGAGCGAGCGTCCGGCTCGAAGGTGTACGAGGTCGGCGGCGCGCTAAAGCAGGCACTCGAGGGCTTTGACTTTTTGAAGTACAACTGCACGCGCTTGGGCGTGACGGTGAAGGATGAGCCGGAGACGGGTCTTCGCATCATCGACAACAACATGGAGCGGTCGATCTCCGGCGACGTCGGCGACGGCATGATCTCCATCAACGCCCTGGCAGCCAACCCCGACAAGCAGGACTCTTTTAACTGCAACATCGTCATTGCCGACGAGGCGCACACCTATAAGAGCCCGCAGCAGTACCAGATTCTGAAGGACGCGACGAAGGCGTACACGAACAAACTCGTCATCATCATTTCGTCCAACGGCCCCAACGCGCGCGGCTTCCTGCTCGGGCACTTGGAGCTCTGCCGGAAAATCCTGCGCGGCACCGTGACCGGCGACTACGCGGACACGATCTTCTGCTTTCTGTGCTCCGCGCCGACGATGGAAAACGGCGACGTGGATCTCCACGACCCGGCAGTCCTCAAGGCCGCAAGCCCAGGCTGGGGCTACTCCATCCGCCCGCAGGACATGATCAACGACGCGGCCATCGCCGCCGAAAACCCGATGCTCCGGCCGGAATATCTCAACAAGAGCCTCAACGTCACGACGAACGCCGTCAAAGCCTGGTTTGACATCCAGGAGTTCCGGCGGTCGGACGAGAAGTACAACTGGACGATTGACGAGCTCGCAAAGCTTCCAATCCGCTGGTACGGCGGCGCTGACCTGTCCAAAATGCACGACTTAACCGCCTGCTGCCTCTTCGGGCACTACAAGGGCGTGGACATCATCATCCCGCACTGCTGGTTTCCGCGGCCGGCTGCCGTGGTCAAAGCGACGCAAGACCAGATACCGCTCTTTGGCTGGCAGGAAGACGGCTGGCTCGACATGACGAACGACAAGGTGACAAACCACTCCGACGTTGTGCGCTGGTTCAAAAAACGCCGCGCCGAAGGCTTCAAAATCCGCCGCGTCGGGCACGACCCGAAGTTCTGCCGCGAGTATTTTGTCGAGATGCAGAAAGAGCGCTTTCCCATCAAGGCGCAGATTCAGCGCTTTACGCTCAAGTCCGAGGGCTTCCGGTACTTAGAAAAAAGCGCCAAGCAGGGCACGCTCTATTACCTGCACGCTGAGCCCTATGAGTACTGCGTGCAGAATGTCGCGGGCATTGAAAAGGCCGACGATATGGTGATGTACGAAAAAATCGCTCCAAACCTGCGCATTGACGTCTTTGACTGCTCGGTCTTTGCCGCGTGCGCATATCTGGAGGATCTATCCGCCAGCGCCAAGGGCGCCGGCTGGTACGAAGCAAGAGAGAAAGGCGGTGATGCCACTTGAAAGTAAAGGTGCAGCGCAGATCCGCGCAGGACGACGCGCTGCGAAAATTTGTGATCGGCGCGGTCGATCAGGACACGCTTGGCGTGCCGGGCTATTGCAGGCTTGCGGACAGTCCGGACGTGCTGGCCGCGGTCGGCGGCCTTGCCGACATCGTGTCGAACGCGACCATTCAGCTCATGCAGAATACGCCGGACGGCGATGTGCGCGTGCGGAACGCGCTTTCCCGGTTTATGGACATCTCGCCGTGGAACTTCGGCACGCGCAAGGATTTTGTAAGCGCCATCGTCTGGGCGATGCTCACGAGCTCCAGCGGTACGGCCTTCTTCCTGCCGGTCACGCGGGACGGGCTGCTTCGCGACCTTATCCCCATGCCGGACGCGCAGGCGATAAGCCCGGACGAAGGCCAGACAGTCTACATCGACTGGCGCGGCAAGCAGTATGACCCCGAAACCGTGCTCCAGTTTCGGCGCTGGGTCGACCCCGACCACCCGTGGCAGGGGCTCGGGCTCCGGATGAGCCTTCTTGACGTTGTCAACTCGCTTCGGCAGGAGCAGGCGACGAAGAAGGGCTTTATGTCCGACAAGTGGAAGCCGAGCGTCATCGTGAAGGTTGACGCGCTGGCCGACGAATTTTCTGACCCGGCAGGCCGCCGCCGTCTGATCGACGACTACATCACGGGCTCGAGCGCCGGAGAGCCGTGGATCGTCCCGGCTGACCTCATGGACGTGCAGCAGGTCAAGCCGCTGAGCCTGTCCGACTTGGCCATCAAAGATGGCGTGGAGCTCGACAAAAAGGCCGTGGCCGCGCTCGTCGGCGTCACCCCCTTCATGCTGGGCGTGGGGACGTACTCGGACAGTGAGCACAACCACATGATCAAGACGACCGCCACGACGATCGCGAACATCATTTGCCAGGAATTGACGCGCAAGCTCCTCTACGCGACAGACCTCTATTTTACGATGTCGACGCGCAGACTCTACAGCTACAGCACAAAGGAGCTTGCGGACGTAGCATCCAACCTCTACGTGCGCGGCCTCATGACCGGCAACGAGGTGCGCGACTGGGTCGGCCTCAGCCCGAAAGAAGGGCTCAACGAGCTCGTCATTTTGGAAAATTACATCCCGCGCGACATGATCGCAGATCAGAAAAAGCTTACACAAGGAGGAGGTGGAGACGGTGGAACAGAATAGACAGCAGCGTCAGGTGCGCTGCATCCCGCAGGCGTTTCAGACGCGCGAGGCGGAAAGCGACATTTATATCGAAGGGTATTTTGCGGTTTTTAATTCCGAATATCCCTTGTGGGACGATGTGAGCGAGATCATCAAGCCCGGCGCTTTCACAAATTCGATCTCGGGCGACATTCGAGCTCTCATCAACCACGACACGAGCTTAGTTCTCGGCCGGACAAAGTCCGGCACGCTGACACTCAAGCAGGATGAGCGCGGACTCTGGGGAAGCGTGCGTATCAACCGCGACGACGTAGACGCGATGAACTTGTATGCAAGAGTCCAGCGCGGAGACGTCGACCAGTGCTCGTTCGGATTTGCCATAAAGTCCGAAACGTTCCGCGACCTCGGCAATGGCAAGTACCGCTGGGAAATCGAAGAAATTGACCCCTTATATGAGGTCAGCGTCTGCACCTTCCCGGCTTACGAGCAGACCTCGGTCAGCGCCCGAAAGCGGGATTTTGAGGAAATCGAAAAGCGCCGCCTGGAAACGTGGCGCGCAGAAATGAACAAGAAGTTAGGAGGAAACCCGTAAATGGCAGCACTTAGAGTTTTAGTCCTGAACAGCGAGATCACCGCGCTTCGTGCGCAGCTGACCCCGCTGGAACAGACGAGAGACGGCTTTGCCGCGAGAGAAGAGCAGCTTCGCCAGGCGCTCAGCGAGATCACTGAGACGAGCACCGACGAGGAGCGCAACGCTGTATCCTCGGCTGTGGATACCTTTGAGCAGGAGCGCAGCGCGAACGCCGCCGAGATTGCCCGCATCCAGGGCGAGATCGACACCCGCAGCGCGGAAATTGCCCGGCTGGAAGCCGAGCAGACCCCGCCCCCGGCAAGCAACCCCGCGGTGTCCAACTCTGACACCAGAAACAACGATCACCACGAAAGGAGCCTTGTACCCATGAACAACACCACCGAGCGCCGCTGGTTCGGCCTCACCTACGCCGAGCGCGACGCGCTCATGCAGTCCGAACAGGTCCGCACCTTCCTCCAGCATATCCGCGAGGCACGCGCCCAGCAGCGCAGCGTCACCGGCGGCGAGCTGGGTATTCCGGACGGCTTCCTGCCGATCCTGCGCGACCTCACGTATCAGGAATCCAAGTTCTTGCGCTACTGCTTTACGACGAGCTTCCGCGGCACGACTCGCCAGAATGTCGCGGGCGTCGCCCCCGAGGCCATCTGGACGGAAATGAAAGATCGGCTCAACGAGATCGATATCGACTTCTGGCAGCTGACGATGGACGGCTTTATGGTCGGCGGCTACATGGCCGTCCCGAACTCTGTCCTGATGGACGACAGCGACCTCTCGCTCACGACGACCATCCTTCAGGCGCTGGCCTCGTCGCTTGCAAAGGCGATCGACAAGTCCATCTGGTTTGGCACCGGCGAGAGCATGCCCGTCGGCATCATCACGCGTCTGGCCGCGCAGACCAAACCCACGTGGTGGGGCTCGCAGCAGGGCGATTTTACCGATCTGCACACGAGCAACATCCTCAAGCTCGATCTGGCCGCAAAGAACGGCGTGGAATTCTTCCGCCCGCTGGTCGCGGCGCTCGCCGTGGCGAAGCCGGATTACTCCAACGGTACGGTGATCTGGGTGATGAACCGCAAGACGCACATGGACATCCAGTCCCGCGCGCTGGCCTTTAACGACGCAGCGGCTCTCGTCGCAGGCGTCAGCAACTCCATCCCGATCGTCGGCGGCGAGATCGTCGAGTGGGAGGTCATGCCGGACAACGAGATCGCGGGCGGCTACATGAGCCTGTACCGCTCGGTCGAGCGCGAGGGCACAACCATTGAGTCCAACACCAACGTGCGTTGGCTGGAAAACCAGACGTGCTTCAAGGGTATGCAGCGCCGCGACGGCAAGCCCGCCATTGGCGAGGCGTTTGTCCTCGTGAACTATGGTAATGTCCAGCCGACCACGACCACGACCTTCGGCAAGGACCGCGCGAATACGGCCATCGGCACCCTGATCGTCACGACTGCCGCGGGCTCTGCCAACGGCAAGAGCGTCGTGACCGTCGCGGGCAACGGCTCCGGCAAGCTCAAGTACCAGACCGCCGGTCAGGCGATCGCAGTCGCAAACGGCGAGACGCTTGATAAGCTCTGGACCGACCTGCCCGCGAATAAGACCGTCGACGGCACGACCGGCCAGACCATTACCGTGGTTGAGGTCGACGGCAACGGCCGCGCGGTTGCGGTCGGCTCCGGCAGCGTGACCGCGAAGGCGGGCTAAGGAAAGGAGGCGGCCTATGTCACTGGACGCCCAGCTGGCCTACATGATGGTGGATCTCGGTATCCTGCGCGCAACCGAGCAGCAGGAGACGTATCTGCGGGGTATCCTGACGCAGGCCGCTGATTTTATCACCACGCGCGGCGTTGCGCTCCAGCCGGACTGCGACGCGGACGACATGCTGACGGCGATGGTCGGCGGCTGGATGTACAAGGCGCGGGCAAACGCCGAGGAAAAGCAGCTGCCGACGTATCTGCGCCGGATGCTCAACAGTAAGCTTGCGCAGCAGAAGATGGGAGGCGGCACGGGATGATCTACGACAAGGTGTGCACGGTCTGCGACCTGCTCCCGGCCTCGTCTCCCCTCCAGCGCCGCCTGCGTATCGCTTCGAGCCACTTTTACTGCGAGCGGGAGGTCTACGCTGCCCGATTTTATGCCGGGAAGCAAGCCGGTGTGCAGCTTACCCGGATGGTCAGCATCCCCCGCGTCTTCGGCGGCGAGGACATCAAAGCAGAGCAGTACGTGGTGCTTGAGGACGATCACATTTACCGCATCGACCAGGCGCAGCGGGGCTATGACTCCGACGGCCTGCCGATCACGACGCTATCGCTCGCGGAGCCGGAGGGCAAGTATGAAATACTCCAAGATTGAGGCGGCTCTCGAGACGGTGCTCCCCGGCGCTGTGTATAAGGTGCAGGCTCCGGAGCACGCGCCGGACGGCTCGCCGCTCACGCGCTACCTCGTCTGGACGCCGACCGGCGTGCGCAGCGTGAACGCAGACGGGATACCCTTTGCAACGGTCGGCCTGTGTGTTGTCACCGTGGCCACACAGACGGAGGGCGACACGCTGACCGCAGAGGTGCTGCAAGCGCTCGCAGCGGCGCACATCGCCATTGGCCAGAGCGAGCAGTCATTTGACGAGGAGACCATGACGTATTACTCGGACATCCCCTGCGAGGTGATCTGATGGCGCAGCTCGATACAAAAATCGCACTGGACGGCATCCAGGAGGCCATCCGGCAGCTGAACCAAGCCGACCTCTTCACCGACGACAACCTTCAGGCGATTTTGTCGGTCGGCGTGGATGAGATGTATAAAAGCGTCCACTCCGCCTTTATCAAGGCCGGGCACCAGAACACCAAGCCCCGCCGGACCGGCGAGACCTTGCGGCACTTTACAAAGGCGCGCAAGGTCTCCCGTGACAAAAAGGGCGTGCCGTACATGTACGTCACGATCTCCGGCAAGGATTCGCGGCAGCAGAAATATGCGGTCAAGGGCTTTGTCCTCAACTACGGCCGCCGCACGGGCGGCAAAATCAAGGCCGACTACTATTGGTCTAACGCGGTCAAATCCACGTGGGACCGCGCGAACAAGGCCATGACCGACAAGGCAGCAGAAATTATCAACAGCAACCGATGAAAGGAGGCAATCATGCCTGCATTTGATTTGAGATACCTGCAAGTCGCAGAGTACAAGAAAAAAACAACCGGAGAAGGCACGGAGTACGGCACGCCCGTCTCTATGGGCGACGCGATGACCGTAGGCCTTGAGATGCGCTTTGCAGAAGGCCGTATTTACGCCGAGTCCGTTCTGGCAGAGTACATGAAAAAAGCCACAGGCGGCACGGCGACCGCCGGTGTCAAGTATATCCCGACTGAAGCGCAGAAGCTTATGTACGGCGCGTACGAAAAACAGCGCACCGTGGCTAGTTCCACCGTCAAGAGCCTGACCTTTGGCAAAAAGTCGACTGGCCAGTACGTTGGCTGGAGCTTCTACATGCCGGATATGATCGACAGCGTGGAAAAGTTCACGGCGGTATTCGTCCGCAAGGTGCTTTTTGGTCCGCCTGCAACAAACGGTCAGACGCTTGGCGACAGCATCGCCTTCCAGACCCCGACCACGACCGGTGAGTTCCTGGTCGACGATCTCGGCGATCTGCTCGAAGTCGCAACGCTTGACTCGGAGGCTGACGCCAAGGCGTGGTGCGACGCGGTCTTTCAGACGGCAGCCACAGACGTGGCAGGAGGTTAAGCATGGAGGATATCAAGCCGCGCGAGGTCGCGTGGCGCTTTGACGGGCGCGACTGGGTGCTTCGCTGCAACAACAACGTGCTGGCCGAGGTGCAGGAGATCAACGGCGGCGACTTTAGCCCCGTCCTCTCCCTTAAGCGGACGCTCAAGTCGGTCTTGCAGCTGCTGGCCGCGATGCTCAACGACTACGCCGACGAGCAGAAATGGGTGGACGAAAAGGGCTTTGCTATCCGGTACACCGAAAAGCAGATCGGTAGACGGCTGTCCTATGACACGGTGGATCGGCTCGCGCCGGACATTATGCGCATGACGATTCTGGCGGTCAATGAGACGGACGACGAAAAAAACGCGGAGACCAGGCAGGAAGAAGCGGCGGTATCAACTTCGCCTGGTATTTGAATATCTGGGTAAATGTGCTGAAAAACGACGAGACCGTCTTTTGGCGCAGGATGACACCGGCGCGGTGCATGGCTATCTACAGAGAGTATTTCTCCTCCATGGCCACGCCGAGCCGGTGTGCGCGTAATGCGCCGGAGCAGCCTGCGCGCTTGTCGCTGGCACAGTACCTGATGGGAGGTGGCGGCTGATGGCGACGCCCGGCATTAACACAAAGGTCAAAATGGACGGCGAGAAAGAGTATCGCGCCGCCCTTGCCCAAATCAACGCAGGTCTTAAAAACTTAGGCGCGGAGATGCGCGCCACAGAACAGGATTTTGCAGACAACGCCGACAGCGTCGAGGCGCTTACGAAAAAAAGCGACGTGCTCGAGCGCACGATGCTCACGCAGAAGGAAAAGGTTGAAAAGCTTCAGGAGGTCGTCGCCGCCGCCACGAAAACCTACGGCGAGGCGGATAAGCGCACGATCGACTGGAAAACGACGCTGATTGACGCGGAGACCAAGCTCAAGCAGATGCAGCAGGCGCTGGGCGAGAACAATGAAGCACTTGAAGCGGCTAAATACGCACAATCCGACATTGCCAAAGCAATTGACGCTGCCAACACGAAGCAGGACGCATACCGAGGCAACATTGGAAAAATAAACGATAGCCTTGGTGTTTTGGACTCTGAGCTTCGAAAAGTTAAGGCGCAGTATGCCGGAGCTGCTGACAGCGAAGAGGCTTTGATTGCAAAGTCGGATGTGCTGACTAAGCAGATTGCGACGCAAAAAGCCAAAATCGATGAACTGCAAAAAGGTCTGGACGGCGCAAATGACTTGTACTTCGAGACCGGCGAAAGCACTAGCCAGTGGGAGAAAGACCTCAATAATGCCGAAGCCGAACTTTATAAGATGCAGGCCGCGTTAAAAGAGGTGCAGGCCTCGCTGGAAGAGAACAACGCCGAGCTCGACACGGCGGGCGCGAGCGGCTCGAAATTCCAGCAGGCGATGGAGAAGGTCAAGGACTCCGTTGCGAAGGCGAAGGAGGAAGGCACGGGCGCGAAGGGCGTCTTCTCAAACCTCAAAGAGGCTTTTGGCGAGAGCAAGGGCGAGGCCGTCGGTCTTGGCGACGCGATCGGCGGCGCGGCGGATAAGCTCGGCATCCAGCTCCCCGAGGGCGCCAGCAAGGCGCTGAACTCCCTCAACGGCATCAGCGCCGGGACGGCCGCCGTCATTGGCGGCTTCGGCGCTCTGATCGCGGCGGGCGTGAAGGTAGAAAAGCAGCTGATGAGCATCACCAAGGAGTCCGCCGAGTACGCGAAAGAGGTCAAGACGCTCGCAAGCGTGACCGGCCAGAGCGTGGAGGAAGTGCAGGAATGGCAGTATGCCTCCGACATGCTCGGCGTGACCTATGACCGGGTCAAGGACTCTCTCAAGGAAATCACAAACAAGATGCAGGAGGCGCAGAACGGCTCAGAGGACACGGCGGGAGCCTTTAAGACACTGGGCGTCGAGATCGAGAACACAGACGGGACCCTCCGCAGCGCCGACGCAGTTTTTTATGACGTCATTGACTCGCTCGGAAACATGCACAACCAGGCGCAGCGCGACGCGCTGGCGATGGACCTGATGTCCGAGTCCGCGCAGGAACTGAACCCTCTGATTGAGGTGGGCAGCGAAGGACTCAAAAAGTACACCGACGAAGCGCATGAGATGGGCTACGTGCTGGATAACGAGGCCGTCGAAGCGCTCGCAGCAACGGACGCTGCGCAGCAGAAGCTCCTCAAAACGCAGGAGGCCGTCACGAAGCAGATCTCCGCCGAGTACGCGCCGTATATGACCGAGGCGCTGGGCGACACGGCAGATTTTATCCAAAAAATCGGAAAGGCTTTTGTGGAGTCTGGCGTTGTGGACAAATTCGGCAGCATCCTGACCTCTGCAACGCAGATCTTGGAGCCGCTGGGCGACCTGACCGTCGCTGTGCTTCCGGCGCTGGACGCGGCATTGAAGCCGGTCGCGACAACGATGGCGCTGATCGCGGACACGACAAATCTGCTTGTCGGCCTGCTGACGCTCAACGGCGACAAGATCAAGACTGCGCTGGGTCTTAACATGTCCAGCGGACAGTTAAGTAACATGCAGCAGCTGCAATACAAAGGCGCACTGTCCAGCGGCTCGAGCTACGTTTCCGGCATGGGCTACACCGGCACGGGTGGCTACATGGGGGCCGACGGCAAGTGGCATCAGAACGCAGCCGGCACGGACAACTTCATTGGCGGCGTGACGTGGGTCGGCGAAAACGGCCCCGAGCCTGTCTGGCTGCCGCAGGGCTCGCGCATCGGCACGAACCAGGAAGGGCGCAGCCTCTCCGGCGGCGATACCTACAACTTTATCGTGCAGGCGAATGAAATCCGCGAGATCGACAGCTTTATCCGCCGCATGAAAAACCAGAGACGAATGGCCAGAATGGGGGTGACGTGAGGTGGCAACGAGTTTTAATCTGTACTGTTCGGCATTTGCGATCTTGAAAAATGACGCGCAAAACGTCAACGACCACACAACCTCCCCAGCAAAGCTCTACTATCGCGATTTACTGTACTTGCAATTCCAGTCGCCTAGCGACGGGAAGCAGTACAAAAAGCTTGTTGACGATTGGACAAAAATCAACGTATATGTGCAGGCAGCAGGCGAAAACGACACAGTCAACCTAAAAATAGGTACCTTGACTGAGCGCTTCGACCCTCTTACCGCTACCTATGCTACCAAGCAGCGTTTCCACGTGAGCAAAGTCGAGACGAAAAACGTTTACGCTGAAGACCTCCCGAAACTGTGTGAGTCGACATATGGGCTCCCGATTCCTGACGCGGTGCAAAAGGGCGTGTTTATCGATATATCGGTATCTATGGATTTTGCGTCAATCGTTACAGCAGGCGCAAACCGGCCATATATTCCAGTGACTGTGGACGATACGATAACCTGTGGGCTAAAAATATTCGAGACAACGCCGAGTTCGGGGTCTATTGTAAAAACAGAGCCAAACACCTTCGCATGGGGTACAGACCCCGCGTTAAAATGTATCGCTGTACTGGAACAGACATCTGCCGTTTTCCGCTGGCGCTCCGGGACGAGCGGCACGATCCACACAATCAGCGTCTCCGGCAACACGCAGAGCGTCACTGTTCCGGCCAACACCTTCGCGGGCACGACCAGCATCCAGTGGCAGGTAGCCGTCACGGCAAACAGCGGCGTGGTCACAACGTCCAACTGGGTGACACTCTCGACCGCCGACGCCACCCCGACCGCTGCGCCGCTGTCTCCTGTGGACACGGTAATCGACGGCTCCAAGGACACGCTCTTCCAATGGCAGCACACGATTTCGACCGGCACAGCGCAGAGCAAGGCAGACCTGCAAAAGAGCACCGACGGCAGCACATGGACGACGCTTGCAACCGTCACCGGCGCTGCGCGGCAGTGGACGTGCCCTGCCAGGACGCTCACATCCAGCATCAAATACTGGCGCGTGCGCACCTACAACGCAGACGGTGTTGCGGGCGCATGGAGCGATGCGGCGCAGATCGTTGTGATTGCCGCGCCGACGGCTCCGAGCATCCAGATCAAGTCCACGGGCCCGCGCCCATCCATCAGCTGGCAGACCTCCGAGCAGGAGGCGTACCAGGTCGAGCTGGACGGCGTTTTATCCGGCGGCACGCACTACGGCACGGAAAAGACATGGACGAGCCCCGCATATCTTGCGGACGGCAGCCACACGGTGCGCGTGCGCGTGCAAAATCAATATGGCATGTGGTCTGACTGGGGCGCGGCGGCGCTGCCTGTGACCAACACGCCGGGTGCGAGTATATCTCTCACCGTGCTGGCCTCCAGCGTGGCAGACCTCAGCTGGCAGACAACCGGAAGCTACGATTTTTACCTTGTGTACCGAAACGGCAAGCCCATCGCGAAGCTCACGCAGACGCTGTACACCGACGAGCTGTCCTCTGGCAGCACAACGTACCAGGTGCGCGGCTGCTACGACGATTCGAGCAATTACGGTTTGTCTAGCGCGGTCACGGTCGATGTTCGCGCGGAGGTGCATCAGGTGTCAGACTTGGACACCGGCCAGACCTTGAGACTCCCATACTCGGACAGCCAGCACCGGCAGACCACACGGACACTTTCCCGGCAGGTCGAGCTTTTGCAGCTCTCCGGCGCGTATTATCCCGTCGCGGTCGAGGTCGACTCCGGCACGGACTCGCTCAGCATCACGGCGGCGCTGCTCGATGAGAGCGAGATCAGGCAGCTCATGGGACTTGTGGGCAAGCTTGTCTGCGCAAAGACGCCGCAGGGCGACATGGTCATCGGCTACATCACGAGCCTACCCAAGCAGCACGACGGCTTCCTCAATGTGTTTAATTTTACCATCGAGCAGATCGACTTTGACGACGAGGTGAGGCTATGACGCACAAGGTATCTTACCGCGTGGACGTGCTGCGGCGCGGCGCGAAGTTCTCGGAGCTGCGCTGGCTGAAGGATTCCGCGCCTGACGTGCTCGTCAATGCGTCCGGCGACATCATGGGAAGCCTCGGCGGAACATTTATGCACAACCCAGATATCGAGTATCTTTCCGACGAGCTCCAGCCTGTGCTGGAGCTTGACGGGCAAGAGTACCCCTTGGGCGTGTACCGGATCACGACGTACTCGGACACCGTCAGCGCGCAGGGGCACTTCCTCCGGCTGGACGCTTACGACCGCAGCTGGATGATCCAGACGATCAAGACGGAGGGCATTTTGCACATCGCCGCCGGGACAAATTACATTACCGCCGTGCAGCAGCTGATGACGCAGGCCGGAATCGGCCTCGTGATCGCCACACCCACGAGCGAGACCTTGCAGACCGACCGCGAGGACTGGCAGGAGGGCACGGACTATCTCACGATTTGCAATCAGCTGCTGGGCGAGATCAACTATAAACCTGTCTGGTTTGACGGCAGCGGCATCGGGCACCTGGAGCCAAAGGCAACACCAAATGCGGCAAATATCCGCTGGCGCTACTCGAGCACGGATATCCGGCTGCTGGCTCCCGTCTCGCGCGATATGTCGCAGGAGCAGGACATCTTCGACGCGCCGAATGTCTTTGTCGCCATTTGCAGCAACCCGGACTTGGAGGCTCCCTTGGTGGCCAGAGCCGAGAATAACAGCCCGTCGAGCTCCATCTCCATTTTTAAGCGCGGGCAGCGCATCACACAGGTGGTCAAGGTCGATAACATCGCCTCGCAGGAGGCGCTGCAAGCCTACGTGGACGATCTTTGCTTCCAGTCCCAGCTCGGTACACGGACGATCACGTTTTACGGTCTGCCGGAGGGCGGGCACGGCGTGGGCGACGTTCTGAGCATCGACGCGTCGGAATTCGGCGGCATCTACGAGGAGACCGGCTGGCAGCTGAGATTAAGCCCCGGCGAGCTCATGACCCATACCGCAAAAAGGACGGTGATTGCATGAGCGGGCAGCAAAACACGGAACCGGCTGCGGCAGAGCTTGCCACCGTCGGCGCGAAATACACGGACGGCTTGAGCCTGATCTTCGACGGCCAGACCGCCGCCACAGCAAAGCATTACAAATGCAATACCAACGTTACATTCAAGGCGGGTGACCGCGTGAAAATCTGCCGCATCAGCGGCACCTACGTCGTCGAGTACGTCGTAGGCAATCCAAAGTGAGGTGATACGATGCGCGAAAAGATCAAAAATGCTTTATCGGTCGAGGTGGTCGGCGCGGACCTGACCAAGGCGACGAAACTCCAATTCTGGCTGCGGCAGGGCGCGTTGTTTTTTGAGTACGTGCCGGCGGTCGTCGACGAGACGCACCTGCTCGTCACGATCCCCCTTGCCGACGCGATGCAGCTGGACACGGGCAAGAGCGCGCGCCTCCAGCTGGCGCTGACCGACGGCGACGGCAACCCGCAGGCTGCGGATATTGTCTCGCAGCCGGTCAAGGAGCTTCTCAAGGAGGCGGGCTATGATTAAAATGACGCTCTCCCAGCCGGAGATTCGGATGCGGATTGAGCCCGCGAAGGTGGTCTATCAGGGCGGCGAGGCGTATGAGGGAGACTATGAGGTCGTGCCGAAGGCATTTGAGCCGGTTGTTTTGCCGACGAAAAACAAGCTGCTGGCGGACGATGTGACCGTCACAAAAGTCCCATACTATGAGGTATCCAACGAGACCGGCACGACGGTCTACATTGCATCGGAGGTGTAAATTTTGGGCAGAAGTAAATTTATCTATGGCGGCGAGGTGCTGTTAGACCTGACCGCCGACACGGTAGAGCCGGGCAAAGTCCTGCTTGGCTTTAAGTATCACGGCTCGGACGGCGAGCTGCATACCGGCACGTGCGAATTTGACCTCGACACGTCCGGCGCGACCGTCAAGGCCTCGGAAATCCTTTTCGGCAAGACGGCGGGCGCAAGAGGCTCGATGATCACGGGCGAAATGCCGAACAACGGCGCGGTGGCCGCGAAGATCACGACGGTCAAGGGCGAGTACATCGTCCCCATCGGCTACCACGACGGAAGCGGTAAGGTCGCCATCGACCCCACAGAGGCCGCGAAGATCATTGCCGGGAACATCAAGGCGGGCGTGACGATTCTCGGCGTGACGGGCACGTACAGCGGCGAGGCCATCAAGGCGCAGACGAAGTCCGTTGAGCCGCTGACGACCGCGCAGACGATCTTGCCGGACCCCGGCTACGATTACATGTCGCAGGTCAACGTGGCCGCGATCTACTACAACGAAACGCCCAATGCCGCCGGCGGCGTGACCGTCACCATCGGCAAGAAGGCAGGAGCGTGAGCGTATGGCAGCACCGGAAGTATCTGGGGGTGAAACCCCGAGAAACAAGGTGGTCTACGCCGGGGAAACGCTCATCGATCTGTCTGAGGACACCGTAACACCCGCGTCGCTCAAATCCGGCGTGACGGCGCACGACGCTTCGGGCGCGAAGATCACCGGCACGTTAGATACCGCCCCGCCCAAGGAGTCAGACATCAATTTTTGGGACTACGACGGCACTTTACTCTACAGTTGGACACTCGCCGAGCTGGCCACAAAGACCGAGCTGCCGCCCCTTCCGTCGCACGATGGACTGGTCTGTCAGGGATGGAACTGGACGCTTGCCGACATCAAGGACGCAGGCCGTGAGCTCGATATCGGCGCGCTGTATATTACCGATGACGGAAAGACAAGGCTCTACGTCGACGTGGACACCGAGACGTGGGACGATTTTGTACTCAATTACTGGCAGGACCCAAGAAACGCCACGACTGTTGACTGGGGCGACGGCACAACCCCGGAATCAAAAAATGCCGATTCTTGGGTTGAACATCGGCATGTGTACGCCTCCAGCGGCTCATACGTGATCACCATGAGCGTCAAAGAGGGTACGACGATGCAGCTTGGGAACGGATCAAATGGTCGAATGCTGATTGCAAACGGCGAAACCGATATGGGTCGCTGCGCCATGCTTACAAAGGTGGAAATCGGCGAAAGAATGACCAGAGTGACGGAACGTGCGTTTTATGCCACCAGGCTCAAGAGCATATCTGTACCAGCTGGCGTGCTTTTCGAACCGTATAGGACGTTTGAAGAAGTTACAAGTATACGCGCCGTGACAGCGGCTTTTAGTCCTGCAACTATCCAAACATTTTATAACTGCCCCAATCTCCGAGCCATTGCATCCACGAAAGGGACGACGCAAAGCGACGATTATACCATCACAAATACAGCAGTCCGGCAGATAAATTTTGATATGACTGCTGCCTACAATGCACAAGCCCTCGAGCGCGTCCACATCAAGGCTGTCAACGGTCAAGTTGGTAGTTTCAAGTCCTGCCTTTCTCTGCTGGAAGTCACCATCCCGGCGGATGCTACAACCTTTGTCGCTGCCGCATTTCAGGGCGACCACGCGCTGCGCAGGGTGACGTGCCTCGGGGACATCGCGAGCATCCCAGCGCAGGTGTTCCAGCGGTGCTATCCGCTGCGGTTTGTGGATCTTACGCACTGTACGGCTGTGCCCACGCTGGCCAACGTCAACGCGTTCGATCAGACGCACGCGCAGCTGGATATCCGTGTGCCCGCATCTCTTGCCGATGTGTGGAAGGCGGCAACAAACTGGAGCTCGTTGGCAGACCATATTGTGGGGGTGTGAGCATGATCGTAAGAGAGCACTACAAAACGCGCACGGACGGCGTGGAGCTGTACCGGACGTACTCGGATGCGGGCTATCTCATCCGGCAGGTTGAGACGGGCGCGGAATACGATGAGGCAATTGACATTGATGGCGCGCCGCACACCTACACGGAAACTGACAAGCTTGTCACAGACAATTTTGACATCGAGACGGCAAGCCCGGAGCAGCTGCGTGAGCGGCTTGCCGATACCGAGACGGCGGCGAAGATCTTACTGGGGGAGGCAACGGCATGACGTACACCGATAGGGCACGAAAAATGCGCCCGTACATCGAACAGGCGGCAAGCGCTTTGGACGATAAAACAGTCAGCCTCGCGCCGGAGCTTCTGGGGACGCTGACCGGCGACGGCAGCCTCGTCAAAGCGGGCACGCGCATCAACTGGCACGGCAAGATCAAAAAAGCCGCCGTCGACCTCTGGGACACCGAACAGAACACGCCCGACAAAGCGTCTACGCTCTGGGAGGACGTGCAGTACCGGGGTGGATACAGAATCATCCCCGAAGTAATTACCTCCACACTGGCCTTCGCAAAGGGCGAGAAAGGCTGGTGGGGAGACAAACTATATGAGTCGCTCATGGACGGAAATGTGTTTACCCCGACGGTCTCCCCGACGGTTTGGAGGAAAGTCGAGTAAGGAGGACTATGTGAGCACCGGAATTATTACCATCATCTGCGCGGTGATTGGCTCGTCTGCGCTGGCGGAGATCATTCGCTCCATCGTCGGAGCCATCCAGCGCAAGCGCGGCAAGGCCACGACGCAGGGTACCCACCTTGCCGAGATCGACAAGAAGCTCGACGGCATGAAAAAGCATCAGGACGAGCAGTATCTTGCAATCCTGCGGCTGACGATCATGTCCGAAGAGATGCCAATGGCCGAGCGCCTGATTGCCGGGCAGAAATACGTTAAGCTCGGCGGAAACGGCGAAGTGAAAAAGTTTTTGCATCAGTTGGAGGCGCAGTGCGAGCATAGCAGCGCGCAATAAAACGGGAGGCAAATATGCGGGTAAAAGGCAAGTGGAGCAAAGGCGAGATGGCGCGCACCATCGTCATCTATCTGCTCAGACTCCTGACGATGGTGCTGATCTGGGCGTGCGCGCTGAAAACCATCGCTGTCCTTATCGCAGTCGGGAGCAACCCGGAGCTTGGTACGTCGGTCGACCTGTCTGACGTGCTCGGCTACGCCGGAGGCGCAGCAGTCTCAGAGCTGGGCTTGCTGGCATTTAAACGAGTATTCGCGAAGAAAAATGAACCGGTAGAATGAAAGGGGTACATACAAAATGACAGAAAAGAAGTTTTTTGAGCTTGTGAAAAAGCTGGTGACTGTTTACACCAACGAACACTTAGACAAGAGCGACGGAAAGCAGATCGGCCCTGATGACGTTTACGTCGTGTGGTACTGCAAAACGTTGCAGAATTGGAAAGCGCTGGCTTCCACGACGCTGTTCGACGGCATGTACTACGAACTGACGCTCAACGGCGACAAGCAGGAAATCTATCTCGACGCTTACAAAAAGTTCGAGAACCGCGCAATCAAGGTGGAGGGCTGATTATGGAAAACATCAAAAAGCGGCTGGGTAATTTACTCAGCGTCAAGTCTCTGGTTACGCTGGTGCTGACCGGCGTGTTTGCGTACATGTCCGTCGCGGGCAAAATCTCGCAGGACTTTATGACCATTTATGCGGTCATCATAGCGTTTTATTTCGGCACGCAGAGCCAGAAGACGCAGGATGTGCTCGACGGCACGACGGAGGGCAAGTGATGGCCGTTAAAATCGGACAGGCCAGCCTCGGCGAGACCGGCGGCTGGAACCAGAAGCCCGGCAACCAGACCGGGCGGGAGCTCAATATCTCGTACTGGTACAATGGCCACTGGCTTGGCCTGCTGCGCTACAAAGACCCGAGAAAGGCCGAGAGAGCCGCCAAGACGTGCGAGGCGGCGATTGAAAACCGGAACATCGGTTATGACATGTCCGACCGAAACACGGCGTATGAAGCCGCGAGAGTCGTTGGCTGGGACGTGAGCAAGATCACAAAACCGGTCGAGACGGATTGTTCGGGGCTCCAGACGCTCTGCGCGGTAGCCGCCGGGTGCAAGGGCGTAGAAGAGCTCTACAGAAAGCAGGGCAACAGCTGCACGACCTACTGTATGCTCAACGATTGGCCGAAGACCGGCGATTTTGAGCTCCTGCACGGCGAGTACCTAACTTCGGACGCAAGGCTGATGCGCGGCGACGTGCTGGTTTCCAGCGGCCACACGGTCATGGTGCTCGAGGACGGAAAACTTGGAGAGGAGGAACGCGAAGTGGTAGAAAAAAGCAAAATCATCGTCGACGGCAAAGAGGTTGCCGTGGAGCGCATTCTGAAGGACGGCACGAACTACGTAAAAGTGCGTGATCTCGCTGCTGCCCTCGGGCTCGAGGTGAGTAATCAGGGCAATATCGCCGTGCTGACGCACAAGTAAGCTGTCCGCCGCGCCCTCCCGGAAGGAGGGACGCCATTGGCAAGCGCAAGAGTCCATATTCCAGACGACTTATCCGGTTTGCTGCAAAGCGAGTGGGAGCGCGTCATACGCGAGGCCGGATACAGCAGGCAGGACGCCGAGATCGTGCGCCGCTACATCGTGGGCAAAGCGCCCCAGATCGACGTGGCCGTCGAGCTGTGCATGGAGCGCAGCACACTGTCAAGACGCCTGCCCGGGATTTATACGAGGGCGCGGCAGACAGCGCAAAGGCTCAACATGATATAAAATGCCCGGTGTCCAAGTTGGACACCGGGTATTTTTATCCAAGGTATGTAATGTCCGCAACTGGCGTGATATCAACAAAGACCTCACGCCCGGTTGAGCTACGGTTGACACGTGTGACTTGTGATAGTTTGCCTTGATGGACAAGGTAGTCCCCGACCTCCACGAAATGGATTGCGTCAAAGCCCGGGACGAGCGCCTCAAAGTTTGCCATGTCGACAGTCCCTATTTTGTACTCACAAAGGCACCCAGCGCAAAGGTTGTGCGATTGATCCGTCCCATGCAGCTCGGCTTTAATCTCCTGCAACTTCCGGCTGGAGACGACGATCACTGCGTCGCGTAGCATCCCCAGCGGGATGTTTTTGGGCCAGCGGCTCTCCAGTTTGGCTATGTACTCTCCTGCCGTCATAATGTCCCTCCTATTAAAGTGTCCCAGCGCGCCCAAAGCGTGCTTTATTGCATTGCCTTATAAAATGCAAGGCTCCAAACGCCTTGCTGCTCGAGCGTGAGGCATTTGTCAAAGTTGGCCGTAAACGTATCGATGTCGATTTTGCCGTACTGCTCGGCGATTGCGCGGTCGATATCGTCCGTTGCCTTGCCCATCGCGTGGAGCTTGCGCACCATAATGGTCGCCCACTTGATGGGGTAACGCTGCGCATTGTCAATGTCGCTCTGGCTCTGCGTTTTCGTGGCCTTGCGGCAAATCGCAAAGATCGTCGCCAGCGCCTGAATCTGCTCGGTTGTCATAGTCGTCACCTCCCTGCTCATGTAGTCCCCGATCCAGCCGCGTAAGAGCTCGTTGGGGTTTGTTCCGTCTTCTTGCGCGGCGGCCTTAAACGCTTCCGCGTCTTCTCGCCGCATCTTGCACCCAATTACGGTGCGGTTCTCCGCGTCCCACTTGTTCCGGGCGCGTTTTTGTGCCTCAGTTGGCATTTGGATCCCCTCGCTTTGGCTTAGGCACGAGCGAGCCGCTCGTATCTGGTGGTGTATCCCGGGACCATGATGCAGGGCTGTTCGTCGCCGCACAGGACATCCTGCAAGCGATAATTGTAACCGTTCAGCGTGACGACGATCTCGTCAGCAGCGTTTTTCGCCGGGGCGAATTTCTCGGGGATGATGACGTCAAGCGGCTCGGAGACGGTGGCGTCGGTTTCGGCTGTGGTGTAGATGCAGCGCTTTTCAGCTGCGAGCATTCCGTAGTTTGCATAAATAGTAGCTTTCATTTTTATTTCCTCCTGCCCCGTGTTGGGGTTTGTTTTTTGTTTATCTCTATGGTTTTATTATATACGGTTTACCCGTATATGTCAAGCATTATTTTAAAAAAATCAAATTATTTTGCACATAAAATCACACTCGCGCCACCCTTGGGAAATGGACATCCTGTACAATGGTCTCAAAAGGAGGGACACAGGATGGCATACAACCCATACACCGGGCGCTGGGAGATGGACGGCGCGCAGCAGGTGCAGATGCAGCCCATGCCGCGGGCGCAGGTGCCGCAAATGCCGCAGCAGCCGCCGAAACTCGGCGTGCTGACCGTGGCCAGCGAGGCCAGCATCAACAATTTGCAGATGCAGCCAAACGACAACGCACTCGCGCTGCATGAGACGGAAAACCTGCTCTATTACATCCGCACCGACAGCATGGCGGCAAAGACCATTGCGCGGTTCCGGATATTCCCGGAGCCGACGGAAGAGGAAAAGGCAGCGACCCAGCTGCAAGAGCAGCTGAAGCAGATCACGGATGGCCTACAGAGCATGGCCGGGAAAATCGAGGAATTGGAGGGAAAACTCAATGCAAAATCCGATCATGGCACTGATGGGCGGCGGCAGCGGAAACAAACTGCTGAACGGCCTGATGCAGACGGCAATGACGACGCTTAAAGGCCAGAGTCCCCAGATGGTGCTTAGCTTCCTCGCCTCCCAGCCTGGGTTTAATGACTGGTTTGAGGCAAACAAAGACAAAACGGTCGGCGAGCTCGTCGGCCAGATCAGCAAGTGATAACGCGCGTAAGCGCCTATCAATAATCTAGCCCGAAAGGAGGGAATACAATGGATAAGGACTATGGCTTCGGCGGATGGGGTATTGTGATTCTCATCGCGCTGTTCTTCCTGCTCTTCGCGGGCAGAGGCTTCGGCGGCAGCAGCGGCGAGAGTGCCCCGGCGACGCAGGCCGACGTACAGCGTGCAACGGACTTTGCGGCTCTGGAGCGCCAGAACAACGAGGGCGTGGCCGCGACGCGTCAGGGCGCGTACGACGTCACAAGCGCCGTCAAGGACAACGCCTACAACATCCTCGGCGAGCTGCGCGATTTGCAGTCCGTCACGGAGCGCGGAATCTCTGCGCAGCAGAAGTGCTGCTGCGACATCCTCCGCGCGATCGACGGCGTTAACTACAACGCCAGCATCAACGCTTGCGAGATCAAGACGGCTATCCACGCCGAGGGCGAGGCGACCAGAACGCTCCTGCAGCAGCAGGAGACCCAGCGCCTGCGCGACGAACTCGCACAGAGCCGCGCCGCGAACAACGACTATATGCAGTCGCAGTACATCCTCGGCCAGCTGGGCAGGTACTACCAGAACCCGCCCTGCAATCCGTGCGGCTGCGGCGGCTGACGGACGGACCAAACCTGATATAACTATCCGGGGCGATTGCCCCGTTTTTCATAATTTTGAAAGGGGACGAATAAATGTCTTGTAACGGAAACAGCAAATCCTATCAGAAATCCTGCGTCCGGTATTTTAATAACAGCCCGCAGACGCTTGCAGCAAACGCTGCGACAGTGCTCACGCTTGCGGGCGCGAAGGTTGTCAACTCCGGCGAGTCCATTCAGGTCGAGCCTCAGAGCTACGACACCGTAAAAATTGGGCTCTATCACCTAGTAGCCGATGCGGTCATCACGTCGTCCGCGGCTGGCGAGCTCACCTTGCAGTGGTACATGGACGGCGTCGCGTTGCCCTGCACGCTGCGCAAGGTAACGCTTCCGGCTACCGGAAACACCGAGATCCACACGGAGACGGAACTGGCGCTGCCCGGGTGCTGCTGCTGCGTGAACCACACCTTTACCCTCATCGCGACGACCGACTCGACGGCAGCGGGCAATGTGGTCGAGCTCTGCACGGGCCTCCTCAAGCTCGCGTAGCCTATGACGGACAAGATCAAAGCCTATAAGGCAAAGCTCTGCGAGGCGCTTGAGGCGTGTATGGCGGAGCCCGTGAGCTCCCGAAGCGTGGGCAGCTGCACCATGCTCATGGACGCGCTGTGCAAGGCGGATAAGATCACGATAGAGTCCGAAGCCTCCACGTTTACCGAGGACGACGCGCGGCGCTGGACAGAGCACATGGAAAATGACGACGGCTCGATGGGCGCGCACTGGACGCTCGAGCAGACCACGGCTGTGGCCAACAGCATCGGCGTGCACGTCGACCCGTGGATCTGGTTTGCGGCGCTCAACATGGAGTACTCGGACAACTTCGAGGTTGCGCAGAAATACGGCCTCGACCGGCCGGAATACTACGCAGACCTCGCGAAGGCGTTTCTCTTCGACAAGGACGGCGGCGGCCCCGAGCCGAAAATCGCCGGGTACTATCACGGGATCGTAGAGTCAAAGCTCGAAAGAGGTTGAACACAGTATAAACACAGCAATCTGATTTTACATTGGTATTGCTTTTGATTTATATGCTTCGAATCCCTCCCACTCCGCCATAATGAAAGCACCCGATAATTTGATTATCGGGTGCTTTTGTTTGTATATTTTATGATTTTATCAGCCGAACACGGAACTTTATATCAAAAATGTTTTGTTTTCTGGCTTGCACCAGCATGGCAAAGCCTAGCATATCCTAGCGCCAAAATACACGCCTGCGAACACAGAATGAACACAGTAAATCAGGGTCAAAAGGACTTGCCCATTTTTGCGGCTGCATCGTCGATGGTATTATCCAAAATATCCGTGTAAATGTCCATCGTGGTCGAGAGCTGGGCGTGGCCGAGCAGCTGCTGGGCAGTTTTATAATCCACGCCTGCCTCATGCAAGGCCGTCGCGTAGCCGTGTCGGATCTCATGCGGCGTGACGGTGACGCCGGTGCGCTTCTGGTAGTCCTCGTACTGCCGGGTGATCCTCCAGTCCGGCGTCGGGGTTTTGCCGCCGTCGTCAGAAAATATAAAACCGCGTTTTTTATCTGGCAGGGCAGCGGCCAGCGCGTCCAGCAGCGGCACGGAGCGGATACCGGCCTCGGTCTTTGGCTCCTTGATCTCCGGTTTGGTGCTGACGTTGTAGACGCTGCGCTGGATACGGATGCGCTTTGCCTTGCGGTCGATGTCCTCGTACTTGAGCCCCTCCACCTCGCCGCGGCGACACCCAGTATAGTAGATCAAAAAGGCAAAGAGCCCAAAGTCGTCCGAAAGGCCGGCTTTTATTTTTTTGATTTGATCAGGGCTTGGCGCGCGGCGCTTTTTCTGCGGCAGGTTCTTGGGGAGCAGGACGGCCTCCGCCGGATTGTACGCGATATACCCTTCGCGCTGGGCTTTGTTTAAGATCTGGCGGATGATCTGTCGCTGCGTGACGACGGTCTTTTTGGCGTAGGTCTTCGCAAACTGGTTGATATAGCGCTCAATATCTCTGGCTGTGATCGAGGCCACGTCCATTCCCCCGAACTCGGCCACGGCGCGCTCATAGGCCGGGTTATAGCCCCGGTGTGTGTTTGCGGCGAGCGTCGGCTCGATCTCGTTCCACCAGGCGTGCGCTACGTTCTCAAAGGTCTCGGTCTTCCCAGCGGCCACGTCGGCGCGATAGCTTTTGACCTTCTCCCAGACCTCGCGATCGGTCCGGCCGCGGAAGGCTTTGCGCTTGCCGTTTATTTTGATGATCGTCTCATGCAGCCCATCCGGGCGCACGTAGTACTTGGGGATCGCCATACAAACCTCCCGTGTCAGACTTGGACACAGCTGCGCAAGGCGGCACGAACCCAGCCGACGTTAGGGTTGCGCAGATCGATAATCAGCGCAATCAGAGCCAGTGTCAAAACGGCGCACAAAACAAAAATAATCCCGGTTCGCACGCGCACCCCGCGCGCATAGATCCGCAGCAGATGCTTTGTGTGCGCAAGCTCCTGCTGAAGCTCATCCGGCTGCTCCGGCTGCCCCTGGCATTTGATCCCGTATACGGCGTCAATGGACACATGCAGTGCCTTACAGATTGGAGCCGCTGTCTGGATGTACGTATTTTTTGTCTCGCCGCGCAGAAACTGCGCGACGGCGTTGACCGATATGCCTGACTCATCGGCTACATCCTGGTATGTTTTGCGTGGATGCAGGTTTTGCCACTGTTCACGGCATATTTCCCACAACTGCTTGTCCAAAACCCTTCCCCCTGTGCGAAGAAACCATCTGAAATAGGCCGCAAAGCCCATCTCAACGGCTGGTAAGCCCATCCAAAAGCTGATAGCATAGTCTCATAAGCAGCTCCCACACTGCTTGCAGCAAACCAAAAGCCCCGCCGTCAATGGCACGACGGCGGGGCGAACAAAACGGAACGAAGATACCCCCATCCGTGACGCGGTGTCCAAATCGGACACAAAAAAGCGGAGACGCACAAGGCATCTCCACTTTGTTGGACATCGGCAGGGCGGCGTATCCTGCATCTCAGGTTCCCTTTCGGGAGTGTCGGGAGCCATTTCCGACCTCAACGTCCTAGAACAGTATATGTTCTGATGCCTAAATTAAACCACAAATATTTCCTGATGTCAATATTCTACTTTGTTACTTTTCTTTGAATTTTTTCAGTCGGCCGCTGTTGAGCCGGTTCGTCAGCTTACCGGAGCTGATCTCGTAGACGCTGGCGACATAGTGATATCCGTTTTTCGCGTCCAGCTTCACGCAGACCATCACGTTTGCGTCAAGCGCCTTGACAAGCTCGACGCTTCCCGGCTCCTTCGGGTTGTGCCCGACGTAGTCCGGCTCCGCGATGATGGACGGAACCAGCGCGACGTTCCCGGTTTCATCCGGATGATGCTTCTGGACGTGCACGGCCAGACCGGCTGACTGCATGATCTCGCCGCAGGGAAGTTCCTGCCCAGTGAGCGCATTGAACTCGTCTATGTAGTCGCCCACGTGAAACAGCTTTTCGCCCACGGTTGGCCTCCTGATCTTATGGATTGCAATTTCCACATGCCGAATAGCCCATATTCTTTACGGACTCGCGCGTGCCTGTGTATGTCGAATAGTTTTTCGGATCGATATTGTCGACGCTCGGGCAACCAGGCCGATGGAACTTGTGTGTGCTCGTGTTCAGCACATACGTCTGCGTATCTAGGAGGCTCTCGCCAGATGTGCCGCCATAGCTCGTGGAAGTATCTGCATCAGCGGGGACTATGTAGGATATGCCATCGTCCGGGACTTCTTCAGCCGGCTCTTCCTGCGTTGGGTCGTAGCCGATCTTCTCATAATATTCTCTAGCCGCTTCGGCCTGCTCTTCTTCAGTGTAGCCCTCATCCTCCGGCACGACAGTTGTTTCTGTCTGCGGCTGCTGGTTTCGCTCTGCAATAATCTGCGCAGCTTCTTTCTGATTGCGTTCGCGTGTAATTTCAGGTAATTTGTTTATGAGATTGCTCACAACTACAACAACCAAAACCCAGAACCACCATTTTTTATAAAACGGCTTTGGCTCCGGTGGTTCCCGTTTGTAGCTGCTATCATAGCACGTCGATTTGTTGTTAACCCCTTCGGTGTTTGAGCTCCGCGGTGTACTACACGCCGCAGCCACTCCAACGGCCGCTGCCGTCCAGAGGTGGGCTTGCATCTTTCGTTTACGCCCCTGCTTTGTCGTTGGGATTCCGGTCGCGCGTGCGATCTTCTGCTTGGCCGACGTAATGCCGAGCGCCCGGTTCAGGCTGAAGCCGGGGATAACAGATTTTTTGCGCCCCATATCATACCTCTTTCCCAAAAAAGCTTGTAGAAAAGTGTTGCATTGCGCTTCACTAGAAAATACTGTAAAATTAGATAACAACTAAAATGAAAGGGTGTCGCCGGGATGGACAACGAAAGAGAAGAGTTAAAACAGGCAATCGCGGCTATGACCGACGAGCAGTTCCAATGGTTTATAGAGCAAGCGCAGCTTTTGCTATCTGAAGGAGCTTGCTGACCTGCTCGTCTGAAAGCTGGTCGACCAATTCAATCATTTCCCGCTTTTCCTCGCTGGCTGTCCCGGCGGGGATCTTTTTTGTATCGATATCCAAAAGCGCATCAGCGGTGACCCCAAACAATACGGCCATTTCGGCAATTGATTCTGGCGGCGGGGTTGATTCCCCACGCTCCCATTTGCCGACAGCCTGCGCAGAAACAAATAACTTTTGGGCTACCTCGCGCTGGCTTAAACCGCTTTTTTCCCGCGCGGCGCGAAGATTTGAAGAAAACATAAGCCACCACCTAGCAAAATAATACAACGCAAAGTTGCAGATTGCAATAAAAAGGGGTTGACAACAACTAAAAGTAGCGTTATAATACGTTCACAACCTAAGGTTGCGACATCGGAGGTGATTACAACGAAAGGATTAAAAGAACGGCGCTGCGCCGCAGGGATGACGCAAGCAGCACTGGCCGCAACAATGAAAGTCAGCCCCCAGGCCGTCGGCAAATGGGAGCGCGGCGAAGGATACCCGAACGCATCCCAGCTGCCGGAGCTGGCGGCGGCGCTGCACTGCACGATCGACGAGCTCTACCAGCCGCCGGAAGAATCGATTTAGAGAGGAGGAAACAACATGCGTGAGACGGAAGGCTACAGGCCGCAGCTGGAACTTTTGACGGACATGTTCCCGGCACGGGCGGCGATCACGGTCACGGAGTGCCAGACGGCGCTCGGGCTCGACCGGCGGACGCTTCTGGCCGACCGGGAGTTCCCCGCGCGGAAGGTCGGCAACAAGTACGCCGTGCCGCTGACGGAGCTGGCTCGCTGGCTGACGCGAAGATCATAGCAAAGTATACCCCGCAAATCCACGCGAAATACCTGCCGGAGGGCAAAGGCGGCTTGCAGACTTGCTGCCGGATTGGAGGACATATGCCAAATATCTACGGAGCCGCCCGCATTGCCAAGGGCATCACGCAGGAGCGCGCAGCCGACGCGATTCCGTGCTCGGTGCGGAGCCTCGCCGATTATGAGAGCGGCGCACGCATCCCGCCGTCGGAGACGGTTGTGCGGATGGCGGAAATTTACGACGCGCAGTATCTGTGCTACCAGCACCTGCGCCAGACGAGCGAGATCGCCCAGCGGCTCATTCCCGATGTGCGGGAGTGCGATCTGCCAGAGGCCGTCTTGCGGCTCATCGATCAAATTTATGACTTTGCCGACGCGCGCGAAGACCGCCGCCTGATTACGATTGCAAAAGACGGCGTGATCGACGACACGGAGCGGCCGGAGTTTGACCGGATCGTCTCCAAACTCGACGAGATCGTCCAAAGCGCGCTGGCCGTCGCGTACAACAAAGGAGGATAACTATGCGCAAATTTTACAAACTGGCCGAGAAGCTCATGTGGAGCTCGATTGTCGTCGCCTTCGTGGCCTTCCCGTGGCTTGCCGTGAATTACAGCATGATCTGAGGTGCGGGCGATGAAAAAGAGCGTAAAAAAATCCCGCACAGCCGCTGCGAACGACTGCACGGGAACGGTGTTTTGCAACACCATGAAGACATCTTTAGTTTATCACGGTTTGCTGCCAAATGCAAGTGTGGGGGAGGTGAAATTTTGGAGAATCCACAAGAATTCCGGGCTTTCTGGTCTGTCATCCCCGCAACCGTCTTAGACGATATGCAGCTGCAAGCCAATGCAAAGATTTTATACGGCGTGCTCTCGTCTCTCATGCGGCGCGAGGGCTATTGCTGGCCGAGCAATGCCCAGCTGGCCGCCGCCATGCACTGCTCGGAGGACGTGATCCGGCGCTGGCTCGCGGCCTTGCAGCATGACGGGCACATCCAGGTGCGCGTCGTGCCGAACCGCAAGACGGGCGGCTCCATCCGCTACATTTCCCCCGTGGTCGCCGCGCCGGTCATCCTTGACGATGACGAAGGGTACCGGGACGAACAGCCCGGTACGTACCGGGACAAAAATCCCGGGGTACCGGGACAAACTTCCCGGTCGTTATATAAGGATGGATATAAAAAAGATAATAAGAAGAAAAAGGAAAAAGAAAGTGCGCCGTCTGGCGACGTCGCCGCCTCCCTCCTTGCCAAGTGCGCGCCTTACGGTCCGTCTGCCACCGAGGCGATGGGGCGCTTCCTGAAAATGCGGGTCGAGATCAAAAAGCCGGTCAAGTCCAAGCAGTCTGCCACGCTGCTTTGGAACAAGCTCATGAGCCTGTCCGACGGCGATTCGGCAAACATGGCCGCGCTGCTTACCCTCGCAACGGAGCGGCAGTGGCTGAGCGTCTTCCCGCTGAAGGACGACGAGCTGCCGAAGCCGAAGGCTCGCGAGGTTGATACGGGAGGTGTTCGGTTCTTATGACAGACGACAAAAAGCTCTTGGAGGCGCAGCAGGCCGTCCTCGGCTCGATGCTGATCGACGAGAAGACTGTCGGCCTTGTGCTGCAAGAGATCGTCCCGGACGATTTTACGACCGGCGCTTACCGGCAAGTGTTCCTCGCCTTCCGGGCGCAGTTCTCCAGCGGCGATCCCTGCGACGCGGTGACGATCAACGCGCGGCTCGGCGGCAAGTACGACAAACTCCTCATGGAGCTGATCCAGGTCACGCCGACGGCGGCCAACGTCAAAAGCTACATGCAGCTTTTAAAGCAGCAGGCCAGAGTCAGCCGTCTGCAAGGTATTGCCCAGCGGATGCAGGACACGGACGACGAGGACGATCTGCGCGGGCTGGTCAATGAGGCAAACGCCCAGTTGGTCGAGCGGCCGGGGCTGCGCGTGGTAGACATGTCTGCCGCACTGACTCAGTTTTACCAGCGGCACGACCCGGACGCGAAGCCCGTCTATCTGGATTTCGGCATGGAGGATATCAACGCAAACGTCTATGCCTCGCGCGGCGACATGGTCGTCCTCGGCGGCTACCCGTCGGACGGCAAGACGAGCCTCGCGCTGACACTGGCCGTGCGGATGGCGAAGACGATGCGTGTCGGCTTTTACAGCTATGAGACCGACTGCGACAAGCTCTTCGACCGCATCATCGCCATGACCGCACAAATTGGCCTGCCGAAGCTCAAGCTCAACGCGATGAACGCGACCGACTGGGAAACCGTCGCGGTGCTCTCCGAGCGGCTGGGCGGGCTAAAGCTGGAGCTCATCGAGGCCAGCGGCATGACCGTCCAGGACATCCGGGCACACAGCCTGTCCAAGCGCTACGACGTGATCCTCATCGACTACTTGCAAAAGATCAAGAGCGATATTACAGGCCGCGGCGCAGCCGACCAGTTTCAGGTCGTCTCGAAAATTTCGAGCGACTTGCAGCAGTTCGGCAGGCAGACCGGCACGCCCGTCATCGCGCTCTCGCAGCTCTCCCGCCCCGAGAAGACCAAGGGCGGCAAGGTCCCGCCCCCGACGCTGGCCTCGCTCCGCTCCTCCGGCCAGATCGAGCAGGACGCAGACGTGGTCATGCTGCTCTACCGCGAGGAGCCGGACAACAGCCGAAGCCGCCGCATCCTCAACATCGCGAAAAACAAAGAGGGCGAGGCGAATATCGCGCTGATGCTGGCCTTCGACGGCCAGACGCAGACATTCAAGAAATCTGCTTCCCAGGCGCCGCGGCCGGAGCCGGACAAGCGCTGGAAGCCATGTAACGACGATGTGCCCGAGCAGTTCAAGCTGCCGGACTGAGAAAGGAAACACCATGAAGGCAATTTCGATTTTGAATCTCAAAGGCGGCGTCGGGAAGACCGTGACCGCCGTGAATATGGCCTATATTTTGGCCGCCGATCACAACCAGCGTGTGCTGCTCGCCGACTGCGACAGCCAGTGCAACGCGACGGAGTTCTACGGGCTCACCGAGCCGGGACTCTACGGCGTGGCGGACGTAATGCTTGGAACATGCGAGTCATATTACGCCGACAACATCTCTGAGACGGTCTACGGCGTGGACATGCTCCCGGCGTCCGATGCGCTGATGGACTTAGATCTATCGTCCATCGGGGATCGCGTGAACGGCAGCTGCCTCAAAGACTTCTGCAACGCCATCCGCGAGGACGATGCGTATGACTACGTTATTTTCGACTGCCCGCCGGCATTCAACGCCGCCAGCGCCGCGGCGCTCCTCGCGTCGGACGAAGTAATCATCCCGATCAAGCTCGATGCGTTCAGCCTGCGCGGGCTCGCGAACGTCTCGCGCCAGATCGACAACATGCACAAGATCAACCCCGAACTCAAGATCGCAGGCGCTTTAATTACCATGTGGCGCAATACGCCTGTCGTGATCGAGGCGGAGGCGAGCCTCCGGCAATGCGGCATTCTGCCGGTCTTCGAGCAGACGATCCGCCGCACCGACAAGGTCGACGAGATGACCTTTGAGCGCAAACCCATCACGGTCTACTCGCCGCGTTCGGCGGCAGGCTACGACTACCGGGCATTTGTGCAGGAGTACATCCAGCCGCCCGTGACGATGGACGAGCTTTTGAAGGGAGGGCTTGCAAGTGCCGTTTGACGTATCGAGCATTTTTGCCCAGCAGGTACAGGCGGTGTCCAAGTCTGACACCGGCCGGGAACTCATGCAGGTCGACATTGACGATCTGGTCAGCAACGACGCGAACTTTTACGCCGTCAACGAAGCCAAGCTCGAAGATCTCAAAAACTCCATTGCGCTCTCCGGCATTATGGACCCGCCGACGGTCACGCGCACGGAGGACGGCAAGTACCGCCTTATTTCCGGCCACCGGCGCACGGCTGCGGTTCGGGCTTTGGTCGCAGAAGGGCGCGAGGATCTTCGCAAAGTGCCGGTTTTCGTCCGGAGCCCGAAGAGCGCAGCCATGGAGGAGCTGGAACTCATCATGGCAAACTCCACCGCACGCGTGCTGACAAGCGCGGAGATCAGCCAGGCGGCGCAGCGCGTGGAGCGTCTGCTCTATGACCTTAAGGAGCAAGGCGTGGAGTTCCCCGGCCGGATGCGCGACCATGTCGCGGAAGCCTGCAACGTCAGCAAAACGAAGCTTGCAAATTTGCACATGATCGAGGAGAACCTGATTCAGGCTTTCAAGACGCAGTGGGCGGTAGGCAAACTCCCGGACGCGACGGCCTTGGAGCTTGCGCGATGCGAGATCGCCTTGCAGATGCGCCTTCGTGACGCGTTTGCCCGGACAAAGGAGTTTCCAACGTCCGTCGGTATCGCGAAGGTGCGCGAACTGGCAGCAGCCGGCGCGAAGTGGCGGCCGAGCGCGTGCCTGCACTGCCCCGACCGCAAACTCTGCCCGAGCTCCCGCGACGACGCGGCACTCCGACACGACGCGCTTTGCCCCTCTTGGGGCGGCTATTGCCGCGGCACGAAATGCTGTATGGATTGCCCATCCGGCGCAAACGCCAAGGGCTGGAACGCCTGCGACCAGATGTGCTCCAAGGCCAAACAGTACCGCACCGACAAAAACGCTGACGAGAAGCAGAAAGAAGAAGACGCGAAGGAGAAAAAACAGCGCGTCTACCGGGCAGGTGTCCAGCGCAAGGCAGCGCGGCTCGTGAAGGCCATCGACGCGGCCGGTCTCGCGGACGATGTAAAACTCGCCTTTGCGAATTATTCTGTGGACAAGTCCGTCTGGAAAATCCGCGCATACGCAAACGGGGACTTCGGCGACGAGTATTTTTATAGCACGGACGTCCTCGACCCGGACGCGAAGCACGTGCCCGATCTCTGCGAAAAGCTCAAGTGCTCGGCGGACTATCTGCTGGGGCTGACGGACGAACTCCGGCCGGTGCCCAAGTCTGACACACTCCCGTGGCGCACAGGGACGGATTACCCGGACGGCAAAATCCTGTTTTTGTTCGACGACACGGGGCACCTGTCTTATCGGGTCAGCGAGGCGCGGCACGGGCGCATACGGATTTATTCCGACTACGACGACGGCAAAATCGTGCGCTGGCTGCCTTTGCCGCCGGAATAGGAGGGCTCGATATGAGCAGGCAGCTGTTCCGGCAATGCCCCGGCTGCGGCAATCTGTTTGCAACGTACAAAGTCAACCAGATCTACTGCTGCCGGGAGTGCTACCTGCGGGCAAAAAACGAAAATTACGTCCCGGCGCAGTACCGCAAGAAGGAGGCCGTCCCGGTCCGCATCCGCGTACCGAAGCCGCTGCCGGTCTTCCCGGAATTCCAGCTCAAGCCAGGGAAGGTCTATGCAGCGCAGAAGCGCCAGTGCTGCGACGGCATTCGCGCGACTTACATTGTGACGCTCGATGAAAAGCACCGGACGATCGTCCGGCAGGAGGAATGCGAGGAGGTAGCTGATGAGTAAAATTGTCGCCCGGCGCGAGGCGGTCTATGGGCTTTACCGATACGGCGATTTTGTCGCCATCGCCCGGAAGACCGGCCTTTCTGCGCCGACCGTCTCCCGCGCGCTGCGGGGCGAGCCGTGCACCATCAGCACGGCAAGAAAAATCTGCGATTTATTCGGCGCGAAGTTTTCCGATTTTTTTGAGCTGAAAAAGGAGGTACGCATCCATGAGTAGCAGCACCATTTCCGCTATCGTCATCGCCGTCGAATTTGTCCTCCGCGCGGTGTGCGTGTACGCCATTTTGCGCGTGACGCTGACGCTGTTCAATATTCGCAAGGCCGAGAAGCTTGAAAAAGAGCGCGACGCGGCGCTCACGTGGGTCTACCCGTGCTGCCCCAGCTGCCGCCACAGCGTCAATCGCAGCTACTGCAAGCACGGCCGCGAAAGAGAGGCGGGCTCCCCGTGCAAGTACTGGGAATTCTGCGGGAAGACACATCAGGAGGTGTATGGCGATGGAGATCGTTGAAATTCTTAGCGCTCTGCGGCATTGCACGTCGGATCTGGGCTGCGATACCTGCCCGATGCGTGCGGGTATCGAGCAACGCGCCTTTTGTGTCACGACGCTCCTGAAAGAATCCAAGACTGCAATCATAGATCTTTTGGCAGGCATTGACGCTTCCAAGCGTCGGTGCGCGCAGGCGCAGGCCGAGAGGGACGCGTTGCTGGGCGAACTCAGGAAAAGCGGATGCACATATTGCAAATATGCAACAGCGTGTGTGGATGAACTCAGTGTGTTTGGACAGGAGGACTGCGACCGATGCGGCAATCGGGAGAGCTGCGTGTGCCTAACGTGCAGCGGATACGGGAGCGAAACCGACAAATGGCAATGGCGCGGCTTGCCGGAAGCGCCGGAGAACGGAGAAAAGGTATGAGACTCACAACGGATACACCGAAAAACAATTTTGAAATGGCGCTGAACCTGTTTTACGCCAAGGACAAAGAGGTATGGGTGCGCGGATACGGGAAGAACGGCGCAGACATCAGCCTGTTCGACCTGTCGCGGGATCTGACCAGATGGAACTGCCCGTATGTGGACTTGGATATCTCGGATGATTCCTTCTCGATGATGATGGCCGAATGGCTCTGGGAAGACGTTGAATCGTTCGAGCACGTTTTGGCTCTGCTCTATCAGGCAGCATGGGTATGCGCGGAGCTGCGCGAACATTTGAAGCAGTTCGAGGACAAGGAGGATGCCGATGGAGCGACTAACGTTTGAAGGGAACTTCTGTGACATCGCGCAGTGCCGCGAACTGCCGTGTAAGTATGACGGGAACTGCACGCAGAAGGAGGTATGGGAACGGCTCAAAGCATATGAAGATTCGAGATTATCCCCGCAGGCGTGCGCCAAGGCGCGAGAGATAGAGGAAACACTTTCCAGCTATGATTATTCCATCTCACGAATGGTGGAGCTGATGAAAGCCGACAAGGAAGGGCGCGTGGTGGTGCTGCCGTGCAGGCAGGGAGATGAGCTGTGGACATACTGCAATCACCCGGTTAAGCGGGTATATAGCTTTACCGTATCGGACGTGAGCACACTGAACGGGCGGACTGTGCTGAATACGCTAGGTCTCGGGACGATCAGGCCAGAGGACATCGGAAAAACTGTTTTCCTCACCCGCGAAGAAGCCAAGAAGGCTTTGCAGGAAATGGAGGGTAAGAAGGATGACTGAAAAGTATATCAGCAGCACGTGGCTGCTTGAAACGATAGAAGATTACAAGAACATCAGCTGCTGGAATACCGATGTCTTGGATGCAGAAACGATCACGCGTGTGCTGGAGGTCGTGGAAAACAAAGTAAAAGGCGCTCCGAGTATCGGACCGCGCAAGCTGGGAAACAAACTTCTTGCAGCAAAAAACATCGCGCTGGAAGTGCATCTAAAGATGGTAAAAGACCATATAGAAGATGCAGAAAGAAGATACAGGCGGCACGAAAGCACCAACAACTTAATGCTGATGAGCTTTTGCAAAGGGTATATCACGGCGATGTGTGAAACAAGGTCGATGCTAGAAAGGATGGTAAGCGATGGGTCAACATAAGCGCAACCCGACCGCCATTGCGGCGGCAAAAGGCGAGCTGCCACCGAAGAAGCGAGAGCGGCGGCTGACCAAGCGGCAGGCGGAAAGGCTCTTGCGGCTGAAAATTATACAAACAATCGACCCATTCCACGCCCTGCCGGATGGGATGGCCGGAGTTATTGCAGGAGGTATGCCTTATGGCTGATTTTATCCGGCGCGATGATGTGCTATTTGCGTTGCGGAAAGCAGAACGCGGTGGAAGCATGACGGCACTAACACGGTTGGAACGCGCATATGCCGAAATTCGGGAAATGCCCGCCGCCGACGTTGCGGAGGTGGTGCGGTGCAAGGACTGCGAATATGTGAGGCCAACTATCAATGTTCACACCGGGGAGCAAGCCGGGATCTGGTGCGCTCTGCATGATATCCTCAACGTAAGCCCCGATGACTACTGTAGCCGAGGCGAAAAGAAAGGAGGCCGACCATGCGACTGATTGATGCGGATGCAGTCTACAACAAGGCACTGGATAACCTCAGAAAGGGCGAAATCGAAGACTGGGAGTTTGACTCGATCATCAATTATTTGGATGGGGCACCTACCATTAACGCCGAAACGAATATGCGCTGCAAGGACTGCAAGCACTGGCAAAGGCACACCGGCGTTGTAGACAGTCTAAACGGGCATTGCTTTGCTCTAGAGACATGCACAAACGGGATGGACTTTTGCAGCTACGGCGAGTATCAGACAAATACAGGGGGGAACGGCAATGTTTCAGATTGAGCTTTTATCCGGCGGCGTTTTCTGGGTATACGCCGTCGACGCAGGAACAAACGACTTTTTGATCTACAAGGATGATGCTTGGCAGTGGACGCCAATGGATTGGTGCAAGCCGTATTATCCGCCCGCGGAGTCCTATCTCAACAAACAGTTCATTTTTCCGATGGAAACTGGAGGCGCAAAATGACGAAAAAACGATTTGTAAAGCTCTGCATGGGCGTGCTGGGGCTGTCTCGCAACGAGGCGAACCGCGCCGCACGCGACCGAAACGCGCTAATGGGGCGGCTGCGGTCGGCACAGATTCGAGCAGTTCTGGCTTGGCGGGAGTATCGAGCGAGGATGCGCGATGAGGTACGTTGACCAACTGGACGCCGTGGGGCGGGCGGCGATGGAGATCGGCGTGGAGGCGGGTATGCAGAAGGTCTCCGACATGTTCCTCGCGGCGCTCGCGCAGGAGGGCTTCGGCGAAGAGCGGCTTTACCGTCTGGCCTGCCGCGTGTCCGAGTTGGACACGGAATTTGACGGCGCATACGGCTGCGGTCCGGAGGCAGACTGGCTGCAAGAACGGCTGGACGCGATCCTGCGCAAGGCCTGCGGCAAATACTTTGTCCCATTTCGCGATCGCAATCCGCACATCCGGGAGTTTAATTACAAAAAGGTATCCACCCGGCGCAAGAAAAAATGATCTGGACTTGTGGCGCAGCCTGCTGCCATGACGGGCTGCGCGGGGACCGCCGGGAAGATATAAGGGGCTCGGGCTCCCGAGCCCCGACGATAACAGAATAAGGAGGCTATATAAAAATATGGCGAAAGAATCACCCTATAGTATACAGGGAGGTGCGGCATGAGCAGCTACCTTGTGACGATCAAAACGCCGACGCTCTGCCGAGAGTGCGTATTTACAGAGCCGCTGTCCAAGCGGCGCGGGCGCATGCCGAAGAGCCTGCCCCAGTCAGCAATCCGCGAAAAGCTCAACCTCCGGCACGCCTACGAGTGGTTGATGCTGCTGATTGCACAAAACTTTAAGCTGACCGACTGGATGCTGACGCTTACCTATGATGAGGAGCACCTCCCGCCGAATACCTTTGCCGCGCAGAAGCGGGTCAAGCAGTTTAACCGCCAGCTGCGCGAACATCGCAAAGCCTTCGGGCGCGTATACAAATACATCTATGTGACGGAGGGCAGGCACGGGGACGCGCGTCTGCACCATCACATTGTCCTCAACCGATATCCGGGCGAGGCCGAACTCCTGCATAAGCTATGGCTGGACGGAAATATCAACTGGGAGCCAGTCGGCAAGATCGGATGCGAGGGACTTGCCCGATACCTGACCAAAGAACCTGCCCAGCATGGGCGGGAGTACGTCGGCGACCGATTGTGGACGCCGTCGCGGAACCTTGATAAACCCATAACAACGACCGTTGAGGTCCCAAACAATCATAGGCCTGTGCCACCAAAAGAGGCCTTTGACGTTTGCACGGAACTCAAAGAAAACCAGTTCGGGAGCTATTTCTTTTTGGGCTACAAGCTCCCGTGGGAAAACGGCAAAAAACGAAGGGCTTAGCCCTTTAATAACTTGGGTCTTTACTATATCTTTAGAGAGGGGCGAACTTTTTTGCAAAAACAGTTGCACGACCGCGGGGCTTGTGCTAAGATAGACTTACAGGGAAACAAGATCGTTTGTCCGAAATGCGGGCACGCGACGCAGGTCAAGATTTTACCGACGACCGCGCTTGTCGATTTCCCTCTGTACTGCAAACATTGCAGACGCGAGACGATCGTGAATATGAGCCAGAACCAGAGCCAGTGCCGTCAGGCCAGAGCCAGAGTCAGCGCCGATTGATATCTCACAGTGTGGGAGTCGATCGGCGTTTTTGTTTTACATCCGAGGTGATAGCCGGACGGCAAGATGCCGAGTCTCCCATACCGGGAGGCTCGGCATTTTTTGTTTGCCATGGATTACACAAGCAAACGTTGGAAACACTTACGCGCTCGCGTCCTTCGCGAGCAGCCGCTTTGCCAGGAGGCGCTGCGATACGGCAGGCGGGAGCCTGCGACCGTTGCCCATCACGTCTACCCGGTCGAGGATTTCCCGGGCTGGCGCTTCTGCCGCTGGAATCTCATCGCGGTCAGCGCCGACGCGCACAACAGCTTTCACGATCGCGTGACCGGAAAGCTGACCGAGCGCGGTCTCGCCTGGCAGCGGCGGGTATCCCCCCCTCGAAACGCGCCGCCGCCGTTCTGAGGGAAGCACAGATCGGAAGAGCACACGTCTGAACTCCAGT